AAATAATTTTAAATTAAAATTGGAAAATTACAATAAAAAAAACTTATGCAGTAAAAAAATGTTGTTACTAAATAAAATGACTGCATAAGGAAAAAAATAAAAAGGGAAAAAATAAAATGAGAAAGTGTTTGAAAACACAAAATGGACATTTCTAAAATGTCCGTTTTGAATTATTGAGGAAATGACAAGAAGAAAAAAGGTATATTTTGGATATATTCTTCTCTCTACAAAAAGAATGAACTAATAGATATTTATTATAAATATATATTCTTAAAATAATATTTTTTAATATATATAATGAATTCTGTAATTAAATACTTAACTGCGATAGCTATTGGATGTATTGTTGGATTTATTGGTGGTATTCAAGGTATAGCGGGTGGATTTTACATATCAATGTTATTAATATTTTCGGGTATTGCTGATAGTCAAAAAAAGGCGGCTGGAACTACATTATTAGCTATAGTGTTTCCTCTTTCCGCGGGAGCTGTTTATGAGTATTGGAAATCGGGTAACATTGATATCCCTGTAGCTTTAATTATTACCTTATTTTATATCATATTTGCTTGGATTGGTGCCAAAGTAAATCCATACTTTAGTGAAAGTTTTATTATTTTAAGTTTGGCAGTATTATTAATGCTTACATCTTTTTATTTTTTCTATAAATATCATGGTTTATTAATAAAAAAGACTTTAAAATAATTCTATGAATGTATAAAATCCCTGATATATTTATATGCATAAAAATTAGCATCGGTTCCCCCATTATGTCACTCATTCCCCAACAACCCCCTTGTTTATATATGTTATTTGTCCCGTTCATCTTGGATTTTTTAATTGTGGTGTATTCAATGATTGTACTGAATAATTTTTTTTTCAATTTAAGTACATCTTCGTCAACTCCAAATAAACTATTGAGTGTTTGAAAACACAAAATGGACATTTCTAAAATGTCCATTTTGGATAATTGAGGGAATGGCAAGAAGAAAAAAGGTATATTTTTGGATATATATGTAATATGAATAATTACTACAATAATAATATTAATTATGACAAAAATAATCCTTTATATTGTTAACTGCTAGGATATTTACAATTTTATTTTTTTACCAATTATTTTTTTGGTTTTTTTAGTTTTTTTAGTTTTTTTAGTTTTTGTAATTTTATTAAGAATAGGTTCTGGTAGTACCAACTTGTCTAATTTTTTAACCATTATAACCTTGTCTATAAGATTACGTATTGTGGTATTATATTTTGAATATTTTTTTATTTCATCTGCTAGTTTTATTGGTATATGTGTTTTCAATGTTCGTATATTAATAGCAGAATGTGTGTCTGTTGATTTGCTTGGATAAATTAAAGAATATTGTGTAGGTTCATTATATATTAAGGAACCTTGCTCTATAAAATAATAATAATCATCTGCTGTAGTTATATTATCTACGACCCACATACGTCTATCTGTGTAAGGTTTATCAGAATTGATTTTATTGTGTTTATATTCAGGAATTCCCATTCTGATTCGTCCTTCAGTAAATAATATAATGGGTAGTTTGTAATATTTTGATAATATAATTATATCTAGATTTGTAAGATAATATCTATCGGAATATATTAAATTATGAAATTTATGTTCTTTGGATATTCCGATTGCTTCATCCATATTTTGTTTAATTAAACGACCTTTTTTTTGATAGATAAAAAGTTTTTTTAACATTTTATAGGATTTTCGCGTAAATGTTGCGTCTGTAAGTATTTTAACATATCCTTCAACAAGAGCATCTTTAATAGCATTTAATGTTACATCGGTTTTTTTATAATCTTGTATTATTCGCTTCATCAGTTCAAATCCACAATTATGACATTTTTTATATGTATCTTGAATAAACGTTGTTCCAAATATCGTCTTCCAATATGTCCCAATTTGTTTACCTAGTGTGAGTATACAATCTTTACAATTCAATTGAAGTATGTTATTTTGTTCAAATGTGTTAGTATAATATTGTGTATTTATAGGATTTGTAAATTCAGGAACAGCATGTGATATATATTCATTTGTAGGACGTATTATAATATTGTCAAAATATTCGTTTTTTAAAATAGAATCTAATAATATTATTTCATCTTGTTTTAGATCATAATCTAAATTGTCTAGAGATAATACACTTTGGGGTTTAAATATATATTCTCTAATTCTACCATAACGAATAATTTCATCTGCTATGCGACCATAATAAATTTCTTCATTATCGTTTCCACTGAGTAAATTTGTTGCTGGTATGATTAATCTACATTCATCATCTTTATTTTTAGTCATACAATAATATTCTTCTGTTCTTTTACATTTATCGTGTGGTATATTATTACACATAATAATTTCGTCAATGCTTGATAAAATATCTTTATCTTTGAATTTTATAAAGTTAACAAAATGTTCCATTAATGTCTGAATTATAGTTTTAATAGTATGTAATTTTTTAAAATATGAAATTTCAGTTTGTAATTTTTCTTCAATATGTTTTCGAGTAGTTATATGTTTATATTCGTTTAATAATGAGCGAACAGTATTTCTAAAAGCGTTGTAAAAATTGTTTTCTAATCGTATTTTTTTTATTATTTTAATTCTTTCATTATCTTGAGTTTTTGAAGTTAATATATCTTTGTCTGATAACATATAATTTTCACCATTTATAGATGGTAATTCATCGTGAACTTCCGATGTTTCTATTGGGGTAACATAGACGAATTGATTTGTCTCTGTTAATATACCAACAATTATAAATTTATCATTAATAATTTTACTATGGGGTGTTGAAGGTATTTTATCACCTGTAATTTTATTTATATGAGTTAAAAATAGTTTTGTATCTTCATAATTGTTCCATTTATTATTTAATAATTGTTCATCATCAATCATTATATAATCAGCAATTTTATCTGATTTGTTAGATGGAAAACAAGGAAGAAACCCAGTGAAACTATCCTTCTTACTTATAATAATTCCTATTATTTTACCATTATAGTTCATAACTTGTTTTTGTATGGATATAGATTTTTTATCTGTATGTTCTAATATCTGTATTAGTTTATCTAATAATATTGCTTGTTTAAATGTATATATAGTTGGTAAACTAGGTAAAGGTTTACATTTATTGTAAGATATTTTAATAAAATCTAACAGTTCTTGAATTACTGTTGTAACTGGTGCATAACCTATTCCAACTTTATTTGAGAATGTTTTAAATATTGTTGTGTCTTTACTATCAATATTTTTAGCTAAATTAAATAAATAAATTGGTTCATAGTAGTTGTCGTGTTTAATAATAATACATGTTGGTTTGTTTGAATCAAATATTTTGTTTGAATGTACGTTTGTTGGACATATTAATCCAATATTATTGGTAATATCATTATCCATAATATCCAGTATCGCAAGATTTAATCCTTTTTTAAATAATTTATTATTTTTTGTAGATATAATATCCCACAAATATGTGTAATCTATTTCAATATTATCATCATTTAAAAATTCTTTAAAATGTGCAAGTGAATTACATATGTTTTTAAAAAATAACAATAGTGATGGTTTAATAGGTTTTTTATTAATTTGCAATTTTTTATATAAAGTAGTGTCTTTATAATCCTCCATATGTATTGTTTTCTGTGGATATTTATTAAATAATTCTACCAAACTCCCATTAAAAAATGTAATATAATTATCTATAGTAATTGCATCAGATATTATCTGTTTCATTTCCTTTATTGTTTTAGTTTTAGTTTTAGTTTTGGTATCAGTATTATAATTATATATATCAGCAATAACTGCAACAAACGATTGTTTATAATTATTTTCAACTCCTTGTCGTAATAAACATCCCTTATTGATCTCTGTATCTGTAAACACACACATATCATCTGGATTATTAACATTAAATAATACTTTGGCAGCAATAGGTAAATAACCTAGTCGGTTTGGTATAAGGGGGTATTTATCTCCTGATTGAATATAAGTGTTTTGTTCTTTTTTTGAAGTAGGTGCATCTGATTTATCAACAACCTCTTCATCTTTTTTATATTCCATAGGCAAACATTTTTTCATTATTTCCCTTTTTTTATTTTTAATTTTTGAATTTGGATTTTGAGTTGTAGATGTATTTTTAAAACAACATGGGATACATAATCCTTTCGGATGTTTATCTGGAGAAATAAATGCTGGTCCGTGATAATTATATCCATCGCCATATGGATCGTGACTAACGTGTTCTGTTAAATTGTTAGCTTTAAATTCATACACAAATTTATTTTCAGGTATTGTTTTGGCATCAAATGGGATTATGTAATCTTCTACATTAGCGTCTACGGCATCTTTATCTTTGCATTCAGTTTCAGGAATTATAGTATGACGTTTTCCATCAGGTGTTTTACATTTAACCAATTTTTCACCACATTTTCCATCTAAAATATCTTGTTTGGTCATAGATGTTCCTTGATTATTATCATCTTTAAAGCACCAATATCTTGGACAAATATAATAGTGATTTTCATATTTCAACGCGTTTTTTATATCTGTTTGTTTTACATATTTTCCATGTTTATCCTTTTTGTATTTATTAAGTACTTCGTATGAGTTTGGATAATTTTTATCAATATATGATTTTTCTTTTTCTGTTAATATAACTGGTTGTCTTCTAAAATTGGTGGCACACATTCGTGAATATATTTTATATTTTTTATCCTTAACATTTTGTAAAAATATATCTGGTTCACGTGTCATTAATCGGTTTTGAAAATAATTTCCTTTACCCTTTCCTTCTTTATCTTTAAAATGAGTTAATTGCATACCAGTCACGTCTAATGATTCATCTGAACCAGACCTGGATGATGTGATTGATGATTTACTGGATGATTTACTCGATGGAGATTTTCCACCAATGAGAGGCGTTTCATCATCTTCATCATCTTCATCTTCATCATCTTCATCATCTTCATCATCTTCATCTTCATCATCTTCATCATCTTCATCATCTTCATCTTCATCGCTAAATGCACCCATTAACCCATATAATCCTTCTTCATCATCCATTTCATCTTCTTCGTATTTTAATATTCTTGATTTGGATAAAGCAGGACCTCTATTTTCTGTTAAATTGTGAACTATTGTACTTTGAATGTCCTTTTCTTTGTCTAAATCTTCCAATTTCGTAGTTTTACATAATTTTAATACTAACCTTTGATTTTCTTCAGAAAACTTTATATGTTCTGTTAATTTTATCATTGTATCTAAATAAATAGGTATTGTATCTAAATATTCCACATTATTTATACCATCTATTACTATAGTAATGTTCTTTTTCCAATTATCTTCATTTATGGTAATTAAAAATCCAGGGTTCTTAACTAATTTAAGTTTTTTATAGCGATATACATCTTGAATTAATTCCATTTCACCTATAAAATTAGCATATTTTTCTTGAGCAATTTTATGTGTAATTGAAAAATTAATCATTAAATTATCAATTATGGTTTCCATTGTTTTATTATCATTAATCATCTGTCTAATTAACGCATCTTCGCTATCCATAGCATTAAAATTGGCCACACGTTTATATCGCAATACAATCCCTTCTTTTAAATTATCACTAATAACATTAATAATGGGTGATAAACATCCTATATATTTTTTAATTTTTAATTTTTTAGTTTTAATTAGATATGAACTATATGTTATGTTATTTATTTCTACATATTGCTGTTTAAATGTATCAAAAACACGAATCATATATCCTTTTTGTTCAAGATAATTTTTAACGATTTCTATAACTGGATTAATAGTTTCCTTTACAATTGTTTCAATATCTTTAAGTTGTAACACTCCGTTAGTTTGAATTTGTATAGTTATCTCTCCATTTTCACCAAATATACAATATATACGAATGTTTTGATATATGTCAGCTGTTTTATTTGGTTTAATGAATACACTAACGCATTTTCGTTTAACTAATTCTTTATCCAATTTAATAATTTCAGATTTTTCCAATACAGGTATTTTTTTCCCATTTGTAGATATATTATCACTTGTATATAATCTAAACATTGCCTCTTTTTTGTAACCGTGCGATATTTTTATAAATGGTCGTTCTTTTGTTGCATTAATTAATTTAAATATAATTTCTAATGGAATAGTTATTTGATTTTCAGGATAAATGGTAAAATCTACTAACTTAATACCCGTCCTATTTTTAACGTATTTTACATTATTATGTGGAGAATCATAATAAATATTATGCATTAAATTTATACTGTTTGTAAGTTTATCAAAAGTTTCATTAGTTCTTTCAATTGTTTTTAGTTTTAATTCGTCTTTATGTTCATCTAATTCGGAATGTGTTTTAATAGAATTAATATATAATGATGGAAAATATAGTTGTATAGCTAGTGTTTCTGATAGTTTTTTATTTGAAATATATTCTAATACATCTGATGCAGAACATAAATATAATATATTATCTTTTACACAATTATTATTTAATAATAATGCATTGTTTTGCGTAGATACCATATCTTTACCATATCTCAGTAAAAAATCACTAAAATTATTAACATCATATGGGCAAATATTTATAGGATATTGTTGACCAATCATAAAACGTTGTCCAATTGGAAAATATACATCGTGTGTTGTATTATTTAAATGCAATTCAATAATATCATCATAATCATATTTGTCTTTAATAGGAATACTATCAGTATCATAATCAATAATATTACCAATATACTGTGTTAATCTATCATATGTTATGTCTACGTCTCCATTTTGTGTTAATATATCATATATTGAACCATTTTGTATGTTTGTTTCAGTAATTCCAAATAAATACATTTCTTCATTTGCTATATGTTTGTTATAACATTTACTTATTTTGCGTTTAATAGTATCAATACTATCATCAATATAAATTGCATCATTAATTAAATAGATTATGGTTTTTTTATCAAGTGATTTACCTGTTGCTTTAATAATATCTAATATCGATTTACTGAGTGAACTATGATCTTGTTTTGTTGAATATTCAGTAATCGTAGATGTGTATCCATTAAATATGAAAACCTCTTTTATATACATTTCCTTACCATAATTTAAATTAATAACTGTATAATAAGGATTTGTATCAGATTGTAATATATTATTCATATGTATATAAATAAAACATATATTATTTATATATATATGCAACTAAAAATGATAGTAGCTATGTGTAGAAATCGAGGAATTGGATATAAAAATACGATCCCTTGGAAAATTAAAAAAGATATGGAATATTTTGCAAAATTAACCATAGGTAATCCTAAACATAAAAATGCACTAATAATGGGTAAAAATACATGGTTAAGTTTACCGCATAAACCTTTACCTAAACGAGAAAATCTTATATTAAGTTCTACTATGGAGGGGAATAATATTTTTAAAACAAGTGATGAATGTTTAGAGTATTGTAAAGACAATAATTTTGATAATGTATGGGTAATAGGTGGTCAACAAATTTATAGCGATTTTTTACATCATAAAGATCTTAAAACAATTTATGTAACAGAGATTCAAAGGAATTATGAATGTGATACTGTTTTTCCTTTAATTCCTGATAAATTTATCAAATATCCTGTGTCATCGTATTATTTTGAAAATAATACAAATATAATGTTTGATACATATTTTACAGATCAAAATATGGATTGTCGGTAATTTTCATACTGCAATACTCCCTTGGTTTTTTTTTATAATCTTCTGGTTTATAAATATTAAGTTTAACGGCGTTTTCTAGAAGAAATTTAAAATTATTCCAAAATTCGTCTTTATGTCCAATTGATATAGTACATATGTGTGCTAATTCATGTATTGCAACAAATGTTAATGTATTTTCATCAATCAAATTGTCTCCATTTTTTGTTTTAGTTACACAAAAAGCAAGCTTTTCTCCTTTATTTTCACTATAAGCAGTGTATTTACTTGTAGGAAGAATTTCCTTTATTTTTGTTGGATTGAAATTTTCAACTAGTTGTTTAATATTTTTCCTTTCCGGGTATTTGTTACCCATATGCTCTACTAATTTTTTTAATTTATCGGTTACACGTGCTAATAAATCTACTACTAATGTAAGTTTATTTCTTTCACGAACACAATATTTGTTTCCATCTACGTCTGATACAATACATTTTAGGTTAAAAGCATCTGATTCAAAATATATTTTTAATACTATACCAATAATTAATATAATTATAGTATATCCTAAAATATCTTCACGATTCATATATATATAAAGTCTTATAAAAGTTTATATGCAAATGTTTTATGTATGTAGCTGATAAATATGTTACATCTGTTACATCTGTTACATCTGTATAGGATAAAAGTATTACATATATAATTGTTACAATTATTTATGTAGTTAATTAATGGGGACCACCACATCCGATTTCTAAAGGTCTGCGGTTAATATCGGGAGATATAGTTGTGTTATTCCATGGACCAACGGATGATTGGGGGTTGGCAGGTTCGGAACGAACTTGAAGGTTTGCATTACGTAAAGAAGAGGATACTGTGTTAATACCGATATGGTATCCAGCTTGCAATAAGTTTACATTTTGTAAATCACCGGCACCCATTGGGTTTAATTTTGCCCATTCGCTATTTCCATCTTTTGGTAATAATTCAGCTGGGTTTACAACTGGTTTACTAGAACAAGATGGTGGAAGACCTTGTGAACTTGTCCCTACACCAGAAGCGCTTGCTGGACCACTATTTTGTCCCATAGGAGAACTTGGTTGGTAATTTCCACCACACACTAAAGTATCATCAGAACCTTGGTTAGGAGATATAGGAGGGTTTAAATATGTAGGAGAAACTCCACCAGTTCCTGTGGAATTTTGTGTCATTGTTTCTCCTACACTAGATTTGGAACTTGAATAATTTAATATTGCATACCCTAAAACAATGGCGGCTACTAACATAATTAAATGAGAAGTTTCAACACGTTTCATTAGTTTAGTTAAGTTCATTGTATATAAAAGTAATGATAAAATAATTTTACATATAAAAAAATAATTTTATAAATTATGGGTTATTTCATCTTCACTTATTTCAGATAAATTATCTAAATCTGTTAGTTCATCTTCATCAGAATTATCATTGATTTCATCAAGTAAATATGTTTGTTTAATGTGTTTTGCTTCTAAATATGCGGCAATAGCTGCTCTTTTTGCTAATTTTGCTTTTCTTCTAGATTCTTTGTATATATCATAAAATACTTCATTGGGTCGTTTAAGTGTAATTGAATTTGTATTATTAATTTTAATGTCATATTCTTCTAAAGTTTGAGTAATAGGAATTTTTTTATTGGTTGAGGAGGTATTATTATTTAATGTAGAAGTAGTATTTCCTAAAGAAGATGTTATATTTTTATTGTCTTTGTTTATGTTTTTAACATTTGTAGTATTATGATTGTTAGACTCAGTTATTTTTGTGTTATCATTATTAATTGTTAATTCTTTTACATTTTCATATATATTTTCTGATATATCCATGTCAGAAAAGGTTGTATTTATATTTTCAACAGCGTCGGCGTCTACATTTTTAACAACGTCGGCGTCTACATTTTCAACAGTGTCGGCGTCTACATTTTCAACGGCGTCTGCGTCTAAATTTTCAACAGTGTCTGCGTCTAAATTTTCAACAGTGTCTGCGTCTACATTTTCAACAGTGTCTGCGTCTACATTTTCAACAGTGTCGGCGTCTACATTTTCAACAGCGTCTGCGTCTACATTTTCAACAGTGTCTGCGTCTACATTTTCAACAGCGTCTGCGTCTACATTTTCAACAGCGTCGGCGTCTACATTTTCAACAGCGTCGGCGTCTACATTTTCAACAGTGTCGGCGTCTACATTGTCTTCAGTTTCAGTGGTGTCTTTTATTGTGTTTGGAGCATATTCTTTATTATTATCAACTATTTCTAAAGTATTATGTATATTTGATATCATGCATTTATTAAAAATTTGTTTTTGTTCTATAATTAAAATTTGCTTAATATCAATATCAAGTTGAAAACTAGTACTTGTAAATTTAACGCCTTTAAAACATATAATTGCCTTAATTGATTTATTTAATACATCCTTTAGATGTTTAATAGATTCATTTTCATCATATATTTGTAGAGAAGTATTGTTTAGATGTTTAGAAGATAAAATATATGTCCGCATTACTTGAAGATTTTCTTTATATGTTCTAATAGATGAATTAAAAAAATATTCTATATCATCTAAATCTAACTCATTATGAAACCATAACTCTGACTTAGTAAACAATAAATTTTTAATTGTTTGTTCAAATTCAATGATCCAATTTATCATTTCATATTCATTAGTTGTATATATTAAATCACAATAGGTTTTCTTACCGGTTACAACAATACCTTTTTTTGTAGAACATTTAGGAGTTTCTATAAAAAATGATTTTTCATTATATTTTATTTTAGAATAATATGCACCTCCTTGTAATCTCCCTGGATCATCTAAAGAAAAATTTTTAAAATTAAAAAGATCGTTTGGTTTATAAATATCCATTATCATTAATAGAGAAAAATATGAGTAAAACTTCACGCAATTAAATATATTTAAAATATAATAATATTATGAATATTAAAAATCAATTCATAACAGAATTAGTTAAATTATGTAAAAGAGATGATGTTAAACATGAATTTAAAAATTTAATGCGTCCATTAATAGGAATATTGTTACAAGAAATTTATCCATATATATTTTTATCCTTATTATTTGTAATAATTGGATTTCTTTTAATTTTAGGAATATTTATATTACTATTGCGTAAAAATTCTTTAATTTATAATTAAAAATCTTTATATATATTATAATATGAGTTTAACTCGTTCACGTAAACGTTCTTATAGCAGACACGCTAAAAAATCTCATTGTAAAGGAAAAAGAGCAGCATCTTGTAGACATGCTTCTGGATGTAAACTTGCTTCTGGGCGTAAACGTAGTTTTTGTCGTAAATCACGCAATGTACACACAAGACGCTTTAAACTTAAAGGAGGTGGATGCGGATTAGCACATACTGGAGGCAAACGCAAACGCAGACGCACACGCAGACGCAAACGCAGAGGAGGAGTATTAGCAGGCGTATTACAATCAGCAAGAACCGCTCTCCTACCATTTTTATTATACAAAGGACAAAAACGTCAACAACGTCGTGTTCGTCGTCGCACTAAACGAAGACGTTAAATAATTTACAATAGAAAAATTGTAATAATATATTAATTTAAAGCTAAACTAATATATTATAATTATTATGGGATTTGAAGAAGATATTAAACAATGGATAAAATTAGATAATGAAACAAAGCAATATAATGAACAATTGGGTATATTACGTAAAACTAAAAAGGAATTAAGAACCTCTATTTGGAGTTATGCAAATGATAATAATTTACAACATGCTGTTATTCAAATATCGGATGGAAATTTGAAATTTCAAAATACAAAAATTTCTCAACCTTTAACACTTAAATTTATAAACGAATGTCTAGGAGAATGTATTAACGATAAATCGCAGGTTGAAAGCATAATGAATTATATTAAAGAACAAAGAAGTATTAGTTATGTAAATAATATCAAACGTTCATATACTCAACAATAAATAGTTTAAATTACATACAATAAAATATATGATTTATATATATTATGAATGATAATGATTTAGTATTAAAAAAGAATGAAGATGGTTCATATATAGGTGGTGGATATGGGATAAATTCAATATTATTGCGTGAAGGTATTAGTCCTATAATAACATACAATGATACACATAGTGATAAAATGTTAAATAATAACACTACTCAACATGGTGGTGGATTTGCAAATGTTAATTTAGTGAGTAAACTATTTGATAATTTAGCGGTGCCTGCGGGATTATTATATTTACAACAATCAGTTAAACCATCTAATAAATTATTAAATTTACAAAATAATACCACTATAAATAATAATTTGTATGATAAGTTGGTTTCTTTAGTGCGTTCATCAAGTAAAAAAAAATATAATAACAAAACAAGAAAGGAACGAAAATCATTAAAACATAAAACACGCAAAACTAGAAAATAAAAAAAACACATATATTATGAATAGTAATATATGTGATAATAGCAATATATGTCCCCTAGATAATAGTAATAACAATAATATAATTATATCCCCAGTAAGTTTATCTCCAAATAGAAAAGAGTGTATTATATGTTTAGAAACAAATACCGATGGGTTGTATCATTATTCTAACTTTTCCAATAATTGTGAATGTAATTATTATATTCATACAAAGTGTTTACATAATTGGATAAAATCTTCTAAAGAATCTCTATGTATATTTTGTAAAAAACCTATGTATTATATTATGGATGTTTCAGATGTTTCAGATAATCAGCAATATATACCTAATGATAGTTATATAATACAAACTAATCAAACAACTATAGCTGATATGGATTATCAACAGTATCCAACATATTATCCTGAATTATCATCATTTATAACAAATAATCCAGATATAACAAATAATCCAGATATAACAAGTTATCTAACAAGACCTTATCTAGTAGATACTAATATAGTGTTAGAACAAATTGATCCTCCCAGTTATAATTGTAACATTCTTAAATCTGTATTTTGCATAAGTATTAGTGTATTAATGTTATTTTTTAGTTTATTATTTATATATTCTATTATATTTAATTAAATTTGACTCCATCTATGTGTGCTAAATGGAGCAACCAATATATCTGGTAATTTACGTTTATAATAATTAACCTTTCTTTCCAATTCCTTATCTTTTTTAGTAGTAGGATAAGGATTTACATCTGCCATCATTTCTCTTTCTTGTTCTGTTATTTCTGGTTTATATCCATAACAATTAACACCAAACTTAACATTAGGATTTGCTATATAACCTCCATTAATACCTGGTCTTCCACAATCGTGTTCGTGCCCCTTTATTTTTTGTAATTTATCATATGTATGTTTTTGTGTTGGGTATAAGGCTAATTGTTTATCTGACCATCCATATCCACACCATTCAGCACCATCATTGTATGCTTTTTCAACTTCATTATATGATGCTATGCGTGAACCATATGCTTTACATAATGCTTTAGCATCATTATACGTATATGTATTATTGGGAATATTGAAAACTTGTTTTTCAAACATTATTTCTGGGACCGGTTCGGAATCATCTTGATCTTGTGCAATTGTAATGTCTATTTCAGGAACGGGTGAAAAAATATTTTTAATTGCAGCATTAATATTAACATCAAAAAAATATTGCAATCCATTTATCAATATTAAAAATACAAATAATCCCCATAATATTAGTTCTATGATAGACATACCAGATGATGCTGGTTGAATATTATGGGTGCTTGATGTTGTTCCTAAACTGCTAAACAAAAAATAATATATTATAATTATAACAGTTAATATAATTAATATCATAGGATTGTCTCTTCCAAGTTTATGGTTCATAACATTATATAAATTTGGAAATCCAGTAGTTGGTGATAAATTAAAGTCCATTCTATATATATTTAATGATGTATTTTTTTTTTACGATAGAAAAAACAATATGCCTTGGGTGTTTTTAATTTATTAATATCATCTATTTTGGTTACATTAGTATCATTAAAATCATACCAACAACCATCCTTATCATTTTTAACATATGATGTGTAATGACCTCCTAAAGCAGAACCAAAATGATTACATATACCATATAAATCATACACATGTGAATATTGTTGATAACCTATAATATATTTTGATAAATCCATATTTTCTAATGGAAAATCAACAAATATTTGGTTTTTTCTTCCCATATTTGTAAATCGTTTTAAATCTATAACCAATATATTTGGCAAATTAAAAAACATTATTTTTTTGTATACATTTTCCTTCAATTGCGTTTTATCATTAAACCATTGATTATCACCGTCCATTTTTTCTGATAACGTATACATATCAAAACAATCCAGCAATGAAGGATTGGATATATTTGGTATTGGTAAATTTACTAAAGAAAATGGTTCAGGTGTTTCGCTTAATATTTTATTATCTTCAGATATAATTTGTGATACGTGACAACCATAAAATAGTTTGAGAATTTCTGAATATTCTTTTTTATACATAGTTTCTATCATTTTATAGCATTTAATTGCTAAATTATCCTTTTTATTTACAGGATTTCCTTGTATTTTCATATTAACTTCATGCTTAATAGCATTATGAAAACAATCAATAATAAATAACAAAAATTCAGGAAGATCATTTTGTGCAAAACCAGTAAATATATGTTTGTCTTTTATATTTGCAACTGTTTGTATTGTATTTAAAAATTTTCCAGGTGATATAGTGCAATTTTCACTCCACATTAATTTTCTAAGTTCATCCCATTCTACTAATAATACAGCATCATCATCTTTATTAAGCATCATTTCATATTGTTTGGTATCTAAAAATGTACTGAATTCATATGTGTGCGATAAACATTGCAATGTTGCATTTATAAAACAGGTATTTCCTAAATTTGCTAAACCAGTTATTCCAGTTCCTTGAGTTTTAATTTGTTCTGCCATTAATAATAATTGTTATAGTTTTTTTATATTATTTATTTAAATATAATTAAATAGTATATAAAATGAACAATATGAACGACAATCGTAATTTTTTTACACGAAGATTTATCCCAGAAGTTAATAATAATGCAAATAATGCAAATAATGCAAATAATGCAAATAATTTTTTAACACAACGTTTATATAATCATTATAATACATTTACAACGAATTTTAATACGAATGTTCGTTTAATATTAGAAACGAGTAATTCTATTCAAACAACATACAATAGATTATTGGAAATTAACAATGATAATATCCAACAAAATATAACAGAAACTTCTCCTCTTCTAAATGAACATATACAATTTAATACCAGTGTTCGTAATAATAATCGACAAAATCCATCATATATGAGAGGTTCATTGAGTAGTCGAAGTCCTTTGAATAGGAGAGGTTCATTGAGTAGTCGAAGTCCTTTGAATAGTAGAATTAGGCGTTATCCTACACGATTATCTAATATATATAGACGTCGTGATGTAAGACGTTCAAACACAAACTGGCAAACATTATGGAATGGATTAAATGATACTTTTACAGCATCTGTTCCTGTTATACCAACAACAGCACAAATAGAACGGGCAACAAGAACCTTACTATATTCAGATACAACTATGGACCACGATAGATGTCCTATAGATCGCACGTTATTTAATCCAAATGATAGTGTAATCATTATAAATCATTGTGGTCATATATTTAGACCAAATAATATTATGACTTGGTTTCAATCTAGTTCAAAATGTCCTATATGCAGATTTGATATTAGAAATGATGTATCTGGAAATGATGTATCTGGAAATGATGTATCCGGAAATGATGTATCCGGAAATGATGTTCCTGACAATGATGTTCCTGACAATGATGTTCATGACAATGATGTTCCTGACAATGATGTTCATGACAATGATGTACAAATAGATTTAGCTGATTTAATAACTGATATAATTTCAAGAGCATTTATAGGACAATTACAAGATAATTCATCAAATAATGTTGATGTTAATTATGATATATTTGAATAATTGTATAATAAAAAAGATTTAAATATTCAAATAAAATTAACTATAATAGTGACGTACTTATGATTAATAATTGTATGCAAATAATTAAATTAATTTTACATAATTTCACACAATTAGGTGGAATATATTTATTGGTTATATTAGTACATTATATTTGTGCTAATTTATATGCTTATTATTGCACTCCGTTAACCCCAATAGGATTTATAAAATCTATATTATATTCTCAATTACCACATTGTATATATTTACGAAATGCTGTGAATGTTAGTGTATCTATGATAAATACAATGTGGATATCACTTGGTACATGGTTAATATTTAAATTAAAAAAAATACAAACTTATATGTGATATACTAATGAACTTTTATAATTATCTCGAATAAAACGATTTAATGGACATTTGACCTGTTTTTAAATTATTACATTTTCGCAGATAATCTTGAAATATTAATTCTTTCACTTCTTTATTACGAAGTATTTGTTCCTTCTTAATAAATGTTTCTGCCACTAAATTATCTTTTAATATTGATAATTTTCTAAAGAAATTTGCTTTATTTCTAAACACTATATTGGGAATATCTTGTAACACAAGAGCAAACACTTGTTGAACTGGTTTCATAATTTGATTTGTAATATAAAATGCGTAGTCAGGTTTAATCTTAGGATTATGTTTTATAATATAATTTGGCGATTCAATACGATCTCCTTGAAGAACCTTTTTACCTTTTTTTTGTATGTAAACAAAAGGTATTCTATCACCTGGTCCAGGTTTATTTCCAGGATCTCGTTTACCCATTCTATCAGCCAAAACTTTATGTGCGATTTGTGCTGGATTTTTATAGAATTCTCGAAGAGATTTTGTGATAATTAATTTATCCAAAGGATATTTTTCATCTACCATATCTTGTAAACATTGTTGTGTAAATGCTATAGCTTTAGTTACATCTTGCTCTTTCATTAGTATGTCAATAATACCACCATAAATATCTTTTACAATAGGAGCGTTGTCACGCCGTTTTAATACGATCCCCATAGATTTTCTATAACATTTATCTGGATCTTCCTCGTATAACATTCCAACATATCGTTTTTTTGATAATAAACAAAACGGCATAAATGTTTTTTCATACTCCAGGTCGTGTGGTGCTTTTAAGAATTGCGTAGCAAGTGCACCTGCCTCCTTAGCCAATTCAATTGTATGTTTTAATGCTTCCTTACCACTTATTTTATTTCCATCTAAATCTGTGAGCTTAAAAGACATAAAAACGCTGTCCGTGTTTTTTATTATTAGTGGAAATCCAGTATTAAATGTTCCATTAATTGTTTCTATATCATATACAAAGTCATTATATGATTCGTGTTTAATATATATATCTTTTATAGCATTTGAAATCTTTCTAAGTTTCTGTTTAGTACACGTTATTCTATATATGTCTTTATCTTTTCTACTATTTATACTAACATTAAATCCTAATTTAGATACAAGATAATATAATGTAGATGCTGTAATCTTATTTTTACAATCAAACCTAATATTTTTTTGAATTTGATTTGTGCATTTTTCTCCATCTGCACAATAGTATCCTTTGAAAAATGCTTGTTGAATAATATATGGACTATTTAATATATCTGTTGGAACAATCTTATTTTTATTTATATTATAATGAACTAGGTATTCAATTACAAATTTTTTTATACTACCAACTGGGACAATTTTATATACTCCAGAACTTTGTATAGTATCTAATATTTTAAAGTTACACAAATATACCTCTTCTAATAGAGATTTCAATATTAAACACCACTGCATATTTGCGTTATTTAATGCCCAAGAGTATTTTGTGCTCCATTTTTTACTATGATAAATACCACAAGAACCGTCTCCCATAAAGAATCCACGCAAAAATGCCTTTTTTTCTTCGATGCTACATATACTAATATTGTTAATTGATTCATTTAATTCTTTTAATGTTAGTGTGTTATTTGCTTTACACGTATTAATATTATGTGTTAATAAATTTTGACCTATATAACTATCGCTAGGTTTTATAATATTATAGTGTTCATCTAATAAACTATGATCTTCTGTTACATCAACTACACTATCATGTGTAGATATACGATAAATGCGTTTATTGCATTTATGGCGTATTATACGTTTTATTTTTGACCATCCATTTTTAGTCCAAACCTCATATTGTTCTGTGAGTGTGTTGGATTGTTGTTTATTAATACGATTACTTGAATATGTATCAAATGGTTTAAATTCTTCATATGTATCCCATAATACATCCAATTCATCAAAACGTTTAATTATAATATTATCGTCGCATATTCTTTTTAACAAAATAGGAGTATCCCCTGTAACAGAATCCCCATAGATATACTCTGCATGACTATGAACTGTTCCATATTTTGTTTCGCAAATTTTATTTCCATATACTTCTTCAATTACGCGTTTTCCATACGTTAATAATTTTCGTCCAGTAGCAGTAGTAGATGCTGCAACATCTTTCTCATAAAAACTGGAGGTCCTTGCGCCGCATTGTCCATATAATGAATTGGCCGTAAGTTTGATGGCAATTTGTCTTTTATCCAGCACATTCTTCATAAAATCGGTATATGTATTTTCTATTTCTTGTATGGACTTATTTTCAATTACTTTTATGTTACCATCCTTATCTTTTAATGTTGTGGTTTTAGTGTCCTTCTCGATAATCATACCCGTATAATCACCAATACTTGTTTTAATTGTTTTAAATTTAGCACTTGCACGAGTTGCTTTTCTAGCAGCTAATAGATCTTTTAGAATTTTTGGCATAATAGCCAAATCATTATTGGGGAATTGTGCAAATCGACAAATTTTGCGTCCTACTTTTGTTTTAATTTCAGCCCCTTTTGGGGTTTTGCGAATATATTTATATGTGTCATATTCAATGTCTACATATGTATGACCTGGTAAATTATCATATACATACTTTCCGTCAATGTCTTTAATCCCTGTTTCAGCAATTAAGTTGCCATTCAAATCATATTCACGTGTCCATACTTTACTATCGTGTGAAATGTTTTCACTAATCATTGATGATGGATATAGAGAACTGTAATCAACACATGCTACTGGTTCGTCTAGATATAAACCACATTTTGGTTCTAGTACTATTGCACCTTCATAGCCTCCATCGTTCTTTTTTTCAACAACAGGAATGAGTGTGTCAGTTTCACGGCATTTTTTGGCTATAAAACTAAATAGTTTAATCCCTTGCCCTCTCATAATAAGGAAATCAAATGGAACACTACATAGTTTCGCCATTTCCACAAACCCCGTAATTACATCAATCTTATTTAATAAATGATGCACTAAGTTACAATCCTGAATACAATATTTTGCTACAATTGCGCGTTCTGTTGGACCTTGATTGGTTAATCGGAAAATATCTTGTGGTGTTACATCGTCTTTTGCTAGACACCATTTAACTGATTTTGTCATATCTGGCGCAACAACGTCATTTATAATGAATGTCCCATCAGATTCACTAACATCAGATACTTCGAATTTTGCTCCATCCTTATAATACTCAGTGGAATGTCCTATTTCTTCAAAATGAATAAAGTTTCCGTCTTTTAAACCAGCCAGATTTTTACTATATATTTTGGTGGCATTTAACGATTGATGTTCTATTTTTTTCACCTTATCACCAATAAAATGACCTGATACATAATCTAATTTGTATGATGTTAAATTATATTCACGACGAAAATAATTATACATATCTATTTGCACTCTTCCAGCCATTTTAATAAAACTTAGTTTATGTTCTCCACTGGCAATTTTAATATTCTTTTCATCCATTTCCAATTTTTCTGTATATATATTTTTACAACATGTCTCATCTACATTTCTTGATAGTTGTAGAAATTGTTCCAAACAACGAACTTCTTTTGCTCGGTGAAACATAAATTTGTAATCAAAACCAAATATGTTATATCCAATAATAATATCTGGATTTTCTTTTTGTATTAGTTTTGTCCACGCCAATAATACTTCTTTTTCTGTTTTATATGATTCAATTACACTATTATTAACATCATCGCACGTGTCCAACGCAATACAATGGTTTAAATATGGGTCTTTTTCTCCGTTTCGAATAAAGGTTGATCCTATGAAAGTTACCTTATCGCCCTTGAGTTGTGGAAACACCCCATCAAATACCTTCGTAATGTCATTCAGTCGTTCTTCTCTGTCGCATTTTACATCATTTAAAATATCAAATATTGTGCTTTTTTGCTTTACCGATTTGGATCTGGATTTCTTTTTATATTTGGATGATGCAATATGATTATCATATTCTTCTACACAATTATCACATTCTCCACCAATATAATCATCTTGAAACATTGTTGTGACTGATAATGTATTTTCTTTAATCCTTGTTTTATCTATTGATGTCTTAAATACTTTGTCAATCATACTAATCACATTTTCTTTTGTTTTAGGTGGATTTTTCGGATATACAATATCTATATTTACTCCATCCACATCGTCGATAAAGTTGAATGCAAATAAAATCATTGTGCGTAATCTAAATTCCCATTCATCTTGTGTATCTTGTCTTAAATCATCAATATTTTTATCCCAATAATCAAGAATATTAGCAGTTAATTTTTTATAATTTTTCGTGGGCAATGGAAAGTCTCCGTGACTACTCGATGCTTCAATATCAAAACTACATATCTTATATGGCACATTGGTTTCCTCATATGGTAATGATATAATTTCTGTTTCATTTACGGTGTATTCATACGTACAAGTAGTCATATTGGAACAATGATGTTGAAGATGTTCTTTTGGTATTGAAATCCATCCAGAAGGACTAATATTTCTCATATGAAAATATCTTAATAGAGGTGGTATATTTGCTTCATATAATTTTATATTGGTGTTATTAAACCGATACCCATTTGGTTTTAATCTACGTGCGGTTTCTTCTTTATCATCATCAGTCATAACAATCGTTTTGTAATAGAATAGATTTTTTACTTTATTCATTGCTGTTGTATTTTTAAATTTCATCATAACAAATTTATAATTTTTATGATTATCAAATCCATATAATTTGTGTTTTTTTGTTAGTTTACATTCCATTATAGAATCTTTATAATAATTCCCTACCTTGTCTTTTATATGACTTAAAAATTTACCCTTTGTTCGTTGCGTCCAATCATGCTCTACACGCATAAAGAAGAATGGTTGATAATTTTCTACGAAAACACTGAATGTTTCACCATGTTCATTCAACCCAAACATTTGTATCACGAATATTTTTTGATCTTGTTTTTGTTTGTATTTTCTTCCATTGGATGAATTACTGTCGGAATCACTATCATCGCTATCATTTTCTCTATCTTCATTATATATATTGAAATCGAGTAGTTTAAATTTGACGCTCATATTGTATGGTTAGTTGATACAATATGGGCCATATGGTTTAATTCAATTTTACCTAGTATGTTACTATTTAGATTTTTTATATCTACGCATTTTCTTGTGTTTTCGTTTATGTTTTCGTTTATGGGTTCGTTTATATTTGCGTTTATGTTTTCTAGTTTTTGATTTATACGGTTTACCACCTTCACCTTCACCTATTGTTGCAAGTTCTCTTCGTTTAGCTATACGTTTTGATCGTTTTGTATCACTTATTTTTCTAGAATATTTCCACCGACGTGTACGACTAACAGACGGTTCTGGAGGCCATTGTTTTAACTCACTTTTACGTCTTTTCGCTGTTTCATCTTTTCTTCTAATAGCAACTGATTTTTTTATTGCTTGTTTTTCGTCTGTTGTAATTTCGAAATTATCAACATCTAGTGGTATATCAGTATCACTTATTTGACCATAAGAATGTATGCCTAATGCTTTAAATTGACGCGTTAATTCATCAATGTTACCTTTACTATATGACCCAACGCGACAACTAAGTTGCACAACATTTACAGTATTTTTTCGATATTTGCAACTAATTAAATGTAATATATCTTCTAAGGTAATTTCTTCTGGTGTAGCTGGTATATAAGAAGTACCATCAGGATAACTTATACCTAACTTAATATTTAAAAATTCACCTACTGTAAATCTTAGGTCTAAATTTTGTGTTTGTTCTCTTGGAGCTGTAATATTATACTTGTATGAACTCTTATAAATTTTACCAGTGTATTTATTTATTACATAGAGAGGTTCTTTTACTAATTCACATTTTTTACGATATATGTATTCGGCTTCAAATACAGATAATGAGTTTGTTGGTGTACTATATTGAATTAAATTTATATTGGGTGGTATAGTAAATTTTCTTTTACTTTTAGAATAGGAACCGTGTGATATAATATATACACATATTGGGGGTGCCACTGCTGCCATATATATATACATAATATTAAAATATTAGTTATCATTTTTTTATTGGTTGATCACCATACATCTTAACCAGAGAAGTATTATTTTTAATATATATATTATGTGGGTTATCGAACTGATAACTGCAATAAATATAATTACATCTAATCAGTCGTTTTGCAGATGATGTAAATAAATGTCTAGAACATTTAGGACATATCACTAAATTATATTTATCCATATATAAATTCTCTATATTACAATTTTTAGAAAAATTTTTATCTGGAACGTCTTGTGCGTCTTTTGCGTTTGGAACGTCTTGTGCGTTTCCTTGACTTTCTAATATATTTTTTAGACTTTTTAGAGGATTTTCTACGTCGACGTTTTTTATTTCCCCCAATATGTTCTGACGATTGGTCTTCTAAAAATTTCATAAATTCGTCTTGTGTTCTTTTACCTGTAAATTCGCGATGTTTTTTTCCATTAATTAGTCCCATTATAGTAGGATATCCTATTACATCAGTATCTCCATCAATTTGTCCTATATAATTTGCATTTACACGTGCTAAAACTCGGTCCATATTGGTATTTTTAGCATTTTCTTCAAATTTCCCCCATTCTGGTTTCATATTTTCACAATGACCACAACCATCCATATAAAATAGAACCATTGTTGGTTTATCTTTAATCATACGATTATATTTTGAAACCGCGGTAGGAGAATTTACATGAATTAATTCAACAGACATTTTATAGTATAGAGAGAAAAATAATATGCTATATTTATATATATATATGAATTATAAAATTATATTAGTATTAATCGCATTTGTAGTAGGATTATATTTCGTTTTAACGCATAGGACTAAAGATGTGGTAGAAGGATTTAATGGAAGTGGAACTGAAAATTGTCCAAATTTATTGATGAAAAAAGATGATGCCTACTATTTATATAATAAAAATAAGTTACACGTACCAGGAGTAAATCCTATTAGATTTAATAATTTAGAAGATTACGTCCAATTTGTTGACTGGTTAAGAGGACAAGGTATTCGTTGTCCTGTATTATTTTTACAACAAACATATGATACACAAGGAAAACGAACATATCGTGTATTACCAGATCCAGAAAATCCAAATGCCGGACTTCCTCCACAAAGATTACCAAAAGAAACGAAATTATACGATGCAGGACATCTGCCAGGTAATATGCCTTCTTTTGATCCATTAAACCAATATATAGGAGATTATACGCCATTAGATGCGATGTTTCATGACACTGAAAATAAATATAGTGATAGTGCTATGGATACCAATTGGGGAGGTATTGCATATACAGACAAAGATATTGCTGAAGGAAAATATGCAGGAGATATGAATTAAATGATACTACATATTGTAAGGTAAAATATTATCTTGTAATATAATATTTTACTATATTATGAATGATATTATTGCTGGTTCATTATCTGGATTTTCACAAATGTTAATTGGACATCCTTTTGATACTCTTAAGGTTAATTTACAAAATAATATAGTTAATAATAAATTGTCTTTTAAACATTACTATAGAGGTATAACTTATCCGTTAATATCATTTGGATTTTTAAATGCTATAGTATTTGGTGTTCATAATAAAACTTATAACATTTTAAAAAATCATACGTATTCTGGAATATGTGCTGGGGTGGCTGTAGCACCATTTATGTATATAGCAGATATTGGTAAAATTAAACGGCAAATGGGGAACAAAATGCATATATCAGACATTTATAAAACAAGGGGTATTATGTCTTCGTTTTATCGCGAGTCATTAGCATTTGGTTCATATTTTGGTGTATATCATTATCTACGTGAAGATGGATATAATATTCCTTTAAGTGGTGCTATAAGTGGTTTAGCAAATTGGACTATATCATATCCTTTTGATAGTATACGTAGTCGTCAAATGGCGCAAAATATGTCATTTATGAATGCATATAAACAGCGTAATTTGTGGAAAGGATATAATGTATGTGCTATTAGAGCACTTTTGGTAAATTCAGTAGGATTTTGGGTATATGAAAAATGCAAAAAAATATGCTAAAAGTTTCTAAAAGAAAGATTTTGATTTGGAAGATGATGATGTTTTATTTCCACCAAATAATCCTCCGCTGGTTTTTTGTCCATCCAAGAAATCCATTGTAGAGTTTAAATTAGTTTTTAATGTGTATAGTTCATTCAATATTTGAAGTTGATGGAGTGTAATACCTCCCTTTCCTATATTAAGTCCCTCTGGACCTAACGATGATGAAACATATATTAAATTATTTAATAAACTATAATCTATTACTTGTTCAAAATCTATTAACATATCTTCATAATCACTTTTATATTTGCTTATTAACAATTTGTCAGAATATTTTTCTATAGCAGATTTTAATGCTTTAAGATCACCTTCAGCCATTGAATCCATCACATTTTTTTGTGTTTTACTATTACTCGTTAAGCCTTCGATTACCCGAGTTTGAAGAGAGCCCATTTTTAATACAAAATATATGGCAAATACAATAATTACACCCATTCCAACATACATTAATAATTGTTCCGTTTCCATTATATATATATACTTTTCAAAAAAATATATATATAATTAACCAAATTTATTTTCTACACGCATTTCCGTATTTACAATACCATTTATTAATACCAACAGATTCATACATAAAATGTAATAAGAATCCTGTTAAAAATAATGACAATTCCATTATGTAATTTTTATTCCAGTCTTTACATACAGGTGGTAACGAAACTTTTAATGGAGATATAGATAACACAAATGATACTATAGTTCCAAATAAGGCGACACTTATACCTACAACTATTGCCTCGATTAGTAATTTATAAAACATATTATTATATGTTATTATATGTTATTATATTTTATTACATAATGTTTTGTAATAAAACTCATGTTAAACATTATACCTAATAAAAAATTGATATATAATAAATACTTACTTGTTATGTAACAATCCTTAATATAAGTTATACTATTGAATTTGGTGTTGGTAATACTTTGGATAATACAACTATGACTGAACCTGGTAAAATGAATATTGAATCTAAAGTATCTCATATGTTTGATACTAAATTAATTGGTTTATATAAAAAAATGGAAGACGCCGATAAATATTGGAGTGAAAATGTTAGAGATTTTATTATTCAAGAAATGAAATTTATTGGATTGGACGAGTTTGAGACAATAGGAGACATTGATTTGTCCGATGACGACAAAAATGATATAAAATATATAGGATTTCATTTGTTTGTTGGAGAGAAATGTGCTGACATCGATGAAGATGAGTTTGATGGACCCAATGATTTATTTATGCACGAATGGGAAGATTTGGAAGAAATTATATTATATTATTATAATCACAAGAAACGATTTGAACTACGATAGAATATATACTTCATTTCCACATTCCCATTTATGAGATATTATTTTTAATCCAGCTTTTTCAAACAATTTTTTTATTTCTTCCAGATGATAAATATAATAATATCTTTCATATATTTGTCCCTTAGTATTCCAAGGAACCATAACATCTCCATAATTTTCAAAAACACGACGAGTTTTTGCAGGTTGTATCTTAGACCAAATTGTTAATAAAATTTTGCCTGATGGGCGTAATACGCGTTTAAGTTCTTTTAATGCTGTTAAGCGTCTTATTTCCGTTTGCAAGTGATGAAATGACGCTATGGATAATATAGCATCAGTACTATTATCTTCAAATGGTAAATCAGTCATGTCTCCTTTAACAACATGTAGGTTACATAATTGACACATTGATACAAATGACGAACAATTATCTAATCCAATAAAATTATATTTTTTATTTGTCATATTGCGACCATTCCCACATCCAATATCATAAATAGTAGATCCAATAGGTATACTATTTATAAAATTATCAACCCAATTCCATGTATATAAACGTGTTCTATTAAAATCAGAAGCAATTTTATCATAAACATCTCTCACTTGCATATATTCCTGTGCCTTTGACATAGTTTAATTTATATCGTAGAGAGAAGCATATACATTAATTCAATTTTACATTATTTATGTCCCTTATAATTACATAATACCTCCTTCAGTTTTTATTGTAATGACGTTCTCTCGTTGATATAATAAATAATTTACAATATTTTCAATAGATTTATTACTGATTCTTCTTTGCTGTCCATTTTTGGTAGTATATGTCATATTATTCATACAATTTCTGTCTTCGTTCAGTGCCAACATAAGTTTGTAGAGAGAACCAAAATGTGTCATTATAGCCATAGATGTTGTTGAACTAATTCCAGGTATTTGACTTAAAATAACCTCTCCTATGTTGGACGGAGTTAGATTTTGTTTTTTAACTCGTTTGACTACATTACTATACGTTTTTTCTTTTGGTTCTGTAACACCGCCATTATAAAATCCTTGTTTATTCTTCTCTCTATGAAGTTTATCTGTGATGCGTAAAATATACTCTGCTGTTTCTTGAATATCAAATGTGCGTGTTACACTGAACCCTTTATAATACTGCATTGTAAACATAGCAGAATATAAGGCTTTGGGTTCTATTCGTGTATATCTATTAGAATAATTATTCATATTTCCTTCAATTAAATACATTATATTATGATTATGGTGTGGTAAATGATGTAACCTAAATGATTGTTCGGCATATCGTCCATCACGAATACTAGCTGCTAAATCGCTCAAACTTTTACGTTCTATTAATAGTAATTCTGTGTCGTCATCCGCACATATTATTACATCACCAAGTGGGAGATTTTCTATAATAATTTCATAATTAAACTCATACATATTTTGTAAAGCAACAATTAGTTTTATCAATTGTTTCTCTCTATTATCTATCTTTAATTTCATATTGATGGAGAGAATATAATATATCCTATTGCTATTTGTTTATATTGATGAATGAAAACAAATAACTTAAAATGATATTATAACATCATTATGAGACGTTGGTGTAAAAATATACAAACAAGCAGATGGTTTTTACCTTCAGTATGTATTTTGGGTGTAGTTGTTATAGAAGATGTGCGGAATTATATGTATTTACCATTAATATTTACATACGTAGGATTTGTATTTTTCTGGAATTTCCCATCACTGGCGTATTTTTCCAATTCAAAACCATTATACTATGAGGATTTGTTTATAGATACTAATAAATTGCCTAATTATGAAGTTAGTCGCAATATAAAGAAAAAATTCAATAAAATACTGCAATGGGTTCTTATTGTTACTACATCATTATGTGTTGGTGCTTTATCTGATTTTTGGTTGTATAAAGCAACAAATGTTTCAAGCGTAGTTGAATTTATTGGTATAACAGGAGGTATATTGAAAATATTTCAAATTGTGAATAATATTATATCTGGTGGATTAATTTATATAATTCGCCATTATGTTATTATTGAAAGTAAAAAGAAAAGATTAGGGATTGAATTAACTACACGTGAACGATTACAAAGTTGTGATACTGTAGAACCTACTCCAGACTACAGAAATATTATATTATCTCCAAACAAAAAAATACGTGTATACCCCGCTGATGATATAATTACTGG